GTGATTTCAAATCCCATACGAGGCAGTGTAATCGCTACCGCCTGTTCAAAGTTTGGGTCTTGATTGAGACGGACCAAGAAACGTTCCTTGGGTCCATACGCAAGCGGAACTGCGATAGACTGAACTCTTTCGCCAGCAGTGTTCAATCTCGCAACAACAATGTCATTCATCAAGTTGCCGAAGGCGATGATATACTTTCGTATTGAACCGTGATAATATTGTTGTCCAAACATTAATACCGGTCCACTTCACCAAAGGGATTTCGTTCCGAGAAGTCGATTACAGAACTCGGACTAAAGATTGGGTCGTTGCTTTGGAAATACTCATTATTTGCAGTCGGTTGATTATCTTCGAGTCTATATTCTTGCATTATCGAACCGCCATATTCATCAAGAAGTTTATCACCATCTTCAAGTAGCATCTCATATGCGAGGATGTCTGTGGTATAGTTATCTTCAATACTATCTATATCAGATATACCAGTATCGATTTGCTCACTACTATATTCGAATAACTCACAACGAATATCATATGTCTGAAGTCGACCAGTCTGATAGAATATTTGCTCATGCTCTACAAACTTTATTTCGAAAAGTTTTTTTACTAATGGGAAATAAATCAAGTCGCCTTCGGTTGGTCGATTTGTGGTGATAGAATATCCTTCTAATCCACCTTCTTCAAGTTGAATAGAATCGCCATCATATGCAGTTGAAAGATATTGACGAGAAGGAACGTTTGTATCTGCATCTTCTGTAAGAATATTGTATCCAACTTCTGTAGTCAGTTTTTCTGATTTTGCTTGGTCGAATCTCTTACGAGCAACAGTCAGTGTAAGTTGATCACGTATTTCAAGATTAAACCTCGATAAGAAGTCACCTTCGCCTTCGAAGCCTTCGACATTCTTAATGTACATCTCAAGATCAACCGCATCGTCAAACTTACGAAGTGTATCTTCGCCAAACAATGGATCTTCACGTACAAATACACCAGGAATATACTTGACATTATATCCGTAAATCTTGAGACATTCGATTGTCAAATCTTCAACGAGGTCTTGTTCACGACCATAGTCAAAGTTATTGAAGTATTGATTTAACATGGTACTTTTAACCTGTCATGTCATTGACGGGTAGACTATAACTCACTATCATTTCTTCTTCGAGTTTTTGGATCTCTGTTTCAGCATCATCGTAAATCTTAGCACCGTTGAACGTCAAACCACCAGGTAGTTGTACGCCTTCAAACTTCGTAAGATTACTGCCCCATTGACGTTTAATCAATGCAGTTGCATATCGAGAGAGCCAACGGTCTCCCCACACATCACCATACGTATCTGGATCTGTAATCTGATATGCATCAACAATGATATATTCTCCAGTAAGAATATCATCTGTCCAATTCATATCAATATGAAGTTTATTGACGTGACGATTATAACGAAGCGGTTTAAGACCAACAAAGATTTCTTCAAGCATACGTATGTGTGTCATTGCCATTGTATATGGAACATACGAACTTGCAGACAAATCAAAAAGGTCGTTCAAGTGTATCTGATAGCGAATGCTGAACAGATTAGAAGATTGTAACGCTTGACCGATGGGTAAGATATTATTGATTCCTATGATCGACTCTGGAATCGTGATGTAGCCATTAGCTTTATCGTTAGTCGTTACAATATGTTTATGCAAAATACGCTCAGTACCATCAAAGTGATAATCCTGGTAGTATTTCAGAGCTTCGTCAATACGGTCTTCTACCTGTTCATCGTCAACATTAATGTCGATAACGGGAGATCCGAGTCTTCGAAGGCAATAATCCTTAAATGTTTGGCGTGAGCTTGGTACAGCCATAGAAAAACTCCAGTCATTTATATCTATTTATAAACAACTGGAGTTATCTACTGGGAGGTAGGGGTATTATTATGAGAAGTAAGGTAGTTTGTAAGTCGTACCACCAAGATTAAATGTCAAGAATCCAGCAGGATTTACAAGAGCTTCATCATTCAAAGCAACATCATCTTGTGTGGTTGTAATTGTACCAGCACCAACAGTTACTGCTACGTTAGCAGAAGTCAGTTTAGAAGCAATACTTGTTGTTACTGTTGTACTAAAGTTCGCATCATCACCAAGTGCAGCGGCTAACTCATTCAATGTATTCAGAGTAGTTGGAGCAGAGTTGGCCAGATCAGCGATTTCAGTATCAACATACAACTTCGTTGCAGCATCGGAGTTTGCAGCAGGCGCACCAAGTTCAGTAATTTTATTACTATTCATATCAAGTGCATCACCAAACTCAACAGCAACACCGTCAGCGTCAGTAATCCGCTTATCGGCAGCCATTTGAAGTGTAGCAGCAATTGCAATAGGTGTAGCTGATTGAAGTGTAGTTACACCAGTCCCGCTTGTTTTAATCGTAAGAGATTGGTCTTCGTCAGTTGTAATACTAATCGTACCAGAGTCGTCTTCGATAACTTTCTTACCATTAACATATAAAGAACCCGGTCCAACAAACACATCTTTCCATTGCCGGCCTGCTGAACCAAGACTATATGTGTCGTCTGTTTCAGGAATAATATTCCTTGCTTGAACAGTAGTTGAAACACTGTTTGAAATTTTAGTAGCAATCTGCGTGTTAGTATTTGACAAGTGAGCAAATACAACACTGTTTGCGGTAAAGTTAGCTTGAAGATATGTATTGGCTACATCACCTGTCCCACTGCTTAAGACTGTACTTTCAAGGTTAGCAATCTTAACAAAACCAACGTTAATTCTACTTCTACGAGTTGAAAAGGTATCACTGGATGCAAGGTTTGCAATTTGAGTCATTTATATTATTCCTTATGCGAGTACGTCAGGTACTGTTGGCCAATCGTTTACAGTCGCAACCGCATCATCAGTATCTGTATGAAGAGCAACGAATGCTGCCATATCAGAAGCACCGTCAATAGCATCTTCAATTGCACCAGACTTTGTCCGAACTGCGGCACGATAAGTAGCAACATCAGAAGGAACAGCCGCTCCACCTTCAGCCGCACGGATTGCATACCAGTCAGAACTTGCAAGCAAAGACCCAGCCGTTGATTTAGCTTGGTTTTTTGCTTTTGTTTTCAAACCATAAACTGGAATCGTATCGCCATTTTTGTCGAGTACGTTTTCCATTTTTACTGTATAGTTACCGCCTTCTACCTTGTCAGCAGAAATAATATCCGCATCGCCATTATCATCATCAGTCCAAAGAAGCTCGCCGTCACTATTTGTAGCTTGCGTTTGTTGAACAGAATCGGCAAGAGCTTTATCAACTTGTGCCCATGTTTTTGTAACTGTACCAGCATCGTCATCAACTGCTATTGATCCTGCGCCTGTTGTATAAAAACGATTGTTGGGTTTTGCTCCAACTTCAATATACTCATAAATGCCTATTGCTTTTAGTTCTACTGAAGTCCAACGTGTAAATATATCTCTTGGATGTTGAATGCCACCAATTGTGATTCCTTTTGGATTTTTGTAAACTGCTGTTACAGTTCCAGATTCTACGAGTGCCCACATTTTATAATGTCTCCTAATTTTGGGATACCATAATATAGTATTTCACTATTTGTTTTTATTTATAAAAGTTTATCGTGCCGTAGCTGGCGTTGTTCCTGCGAATGGACTTCCAATAATTTGATAAACTATAGTATTAGTATTTTCATTAACACCAGCATTAGTAGTGCGTAGTTTTATACCATTAGATACCATATCAAATAAATTTGTAGCTTGTTCAGTTGCGGTTAAATTAAAAGCTAATGTTGATGCATCACCGTTATAAAGAAAACGGGTATCTGTTACTAAATACCAGTCATCTCCAGTTGCTGATCCATTTGCGTTTTTAAGCACAACAGATTTTGGACTTATAGATGCTTCTACAAAAGGACCATCAGCACCACCATTTCCAACAAAAGCTCCAACTTTACTAAATGAATTTACCGAATGAACAGAAAAACACCACATTGCATCAGACGAACCATTAGTTGAATCAGCAGAGCCTACGGAATTAACATCTGCGGTAGGAGCAGTGTCATTAAATTTAGTCGAGTCATCATTAGTTAATGTTGTAGGTGCGCTATCAAAATTGCCGTAATGATCTTTAGGAGTAGAAGGATTAAAAGCATGATATACAGTTTGACCATCAGCACTAACTGTATTGTACCATCTAATCCATTCAGGAGCTTGACTTAATCCATGTCCAAATGTACCATTAGCACCTGTTCCAGTGTAGGTACACACTGACCAACCTGCTGTTGCATTAGCACTGATTATTAAACTATTAGAACCACCCGTAATTGAACCTTCACTATTGCTTGTATCACGACTTGATTGTGCATTTAAACGGTACATCTGAACCAGATAGTTATCATTTGCAAGTGTTGAACCAAGTGTTCCAGTAGTGCCGCTTACAGATAATACATTAGCGTCAGTTGTTTGAGATGTTGTAGCGTTCCACGAGAAGTATTTATTTAGACCCCTGATACTATCAATCACAAACCATTTTTCATCTGCTAATCTTTTAATTGAAAATAAAGTGTCATAGGTTCCACTTGTCCCATTATACGTTGACCACGGAATCGTAAAGTTTGTACTGCTACCATCATGGTCAACAATAACTTCTTTAAAGTGGTCATCAGGGTCTTCGATGGCGGGTGCGGATGCTGAAACTAAATTAGTTGTATTCCAAGCATTGAAACCAGTCGGTGGTGTGTATGCAAATGAGGTTGCTCCAAAATTAAAGGTTTCACTTGTTGTGTTAATACATCCATACCAGGGAGCAAGGCTTTCTCCAATTGCGGCTGTCCAAGTCCCAACCGGATTTGTTCCGTTTGCTGGATCGCCTGAATTATACCAAGTTCCGTTAATGCCAACCCACATTTTCATGGTATCTACATCTATGGCCATCATGACCACATCGTTAAGTCCAAAAAGGGTAACTGAGGCGTCCGTTGCCCCATCAGCTATTCTAAACCCCGCACCGCCGGAATCTACGCCGCGATAATATGTGGTAGCAACGTCAGTTTCCTCCTCGACATAATCGTTACCCGACACATCTAGCATCCAACCGGCTAACGCATATGTACCTGCCGTGGGAGTCCATTCGTAGTACCACTTGCCACTTGAAACAAAAAGACTACCACGCCCATGGTTCCATGAACCAGAAGAAGGATTTGTTACAGTAAGATTCCCGGCACTCGTCGTGATTGCGGAAGATTTATCAATTGGCGACATTACGCAATGATTGTTAGTCGGGCTGTCGCTGGACTGCGTTACGGAATTGGTATTTGTAAAGTCGTTGCTGTTACCGCTTGCATCATCGCTAAGGTCGCTGCCCGATGCGGCCATGTTTAGGTAAAAACCGTTATTTCCAAAAGTTAGCCCACTAACATCTATTGGACGCCATACACCGTTGGTGTCAGTCTCTCCAAAGGATGTTGGGCCTAGACTCTGTCCATCGCAATATACAACTTCAGACATATACCCATCAAAAGTATGTGTAGTTGAGTTGCTCCAACTCCCAATTCTCCATCCTGTTGACGTAAACACATTAGCATTCTGGCTCGGATAACTAGACGCACTAAAGTCCGTAATTTGAGAGCCGTTTAGGTAATGGCGTATTCGATTAGTATCAGTTCCTTGAGAAGTATCTACGCGAACCACAAGGTGATACCATGCGTGTGGATCGCGAAAAACTTGAGTCGTTGTGACTTCGGTTCCGTTACCGACTACAAGCGTATTGCTTGACGTAAGGTAGGCTTGTATCTGAACTGATGGGCCGCTGCCATGAGTAAACAGTCTTAAATTTGAACCGCCCAGGTTACCTCTTTTAAACCACACGCTGAGAGTGCCAACATCGGCATTACTTGGCGTACCAAATCCGCTGTCAGCGGCAAAGTATTCTGCATCAGCTTTGTTAAAAACAGCACTGTTATCTACAGCATAGCCGCCAGCACGAGTTTTACGAATTGTTGGCGTATATAGATTACCTGGAACGGTCATTCATTTTTCTCCATATCACTCGAAAGTGTATTATGACAAGTTTTGTAGTGCGTCAACAACGATATTATTCGCTGAAGAAACATAATAAGATAAAACGTCTGTTCCACTCGCAGTAATCGTCGGCGCAGTACCGCCTGCAAAGTCAAAGTCACTACCAAACGACACTGTGTAAGAACCACCATTCACAATTTCCATCGCGCCAGATTGACCAGCAACTTGGTTTGTTGGGTTGTTAATTGTAATGCTACCAGCAAGTGTCATTTTAAAATGGTTAGACGCTGCAAAGTCTTGACGGAATGTAGTATTCGCAATCAAAGAACCGTGATCGGTTACTGTACCACGTTGAGCAACACTAAATGCTTGAACAACGTCAGTCTTTGCTGTGTCTGCATCGTATGCTTGTATATTAACACCAAGCTCTGCGCCTGTACCAAGGGCACGAGCAGTAACAGCGTTGTCAGCCATCGCATGGGCACTGACAACACCAGCCGCAATGTTCGTGTTAGCAGCAACACTACTCAACTTACCTGCAATTGCACTGTTTGTGTTTGCAAGAGCGGCTTGTGATTGAATAGAGGCTGTACTTGTTTGAGTTGCGATATATGAATTTGTGTTAGCAAGAAAGTCAACATCAGCACCACCGATTGATGCGGCTGGAACAGTAACTGTGCTTGTGGCAACTAACGTTGCACCAGTTACAGTATTTGCATTGACTGTATTTGCAGTTGGATTGATCTCAAAAAGATTCGTAAACCCCTGGTTTGAACGAACTCTCCAAGTATCAAATGTATCTGATAATGCTACGTTAGCGACTTGACCCATTTTTAACTACCTTTTTTGTAAAGAAAGAAACTGAGAAATCAATTTCTTCATTTCTACGAGTTCTTGTTTCATGTTATTTATATCATTAGATATTTGTGAATGTTGTTTCTTCATACTATTTATTTCAGAAAAAACCACCTCATTATTTTTTTTCTTTCTCTTATAAGCAATCAATGCCTTATCATCTATAGATAGCACGGCACCAGAAATTTCATCTTTTTGATAACTTTCAACATTTTTTATTTTTGTTAATTGCATTTATTTATAGCCTTAGATTTGTAGTGCGATTGCTCTAAAGTCTTTAAGTCGTGGAACACGAGATGGTGTTGTAGAAAGAAGAACAACTTTGATTTTGAAAAACTTAAATCCTGTATATGCCACGCCGTCGCTTGTATATTGGACTTCGCCACTAGGACCAGTAAGACTTGCGGTTGGAATACTATATTCAAACTCTTTGATATCTTCTTCGTTTTCAGAATCAGAAATAACAGTGGTTGAAGTGATTTGAGAGAGTTCAAGCCATGTCTTGTCTTCGATTGTATCTCCATCTTCACCATTCAATATCTTAACATATACTTTTATATTTGCTGTGGACGGCTTATAAGCGCCGACGAATACTTTTAAGTCTTCGGCATCTTGGCCTTCAGCAAGGGTTACAGTCCGTTGAACGTATCTTGCGATTGCGTTACCGTTATCTGTCGAATCTTCGTCTGTGCTATCATTATTGATGAGATTTTCAACAGTGAATAATGCAGCACGGTCATTATCGATTGCAGGTGAATGGCGAACGTTTGAACCGTTTGTAAGAACGTATCTAAACTCAGCAGATTTTGCACTTGAAATGTTTGCAATCTCATTTGATCGACTAAGAATAAATCGCCGTGCATCATATGATGTATCTTCGTTAATATTAACATTACGGAATGCAGTATCAAGAGCAGAAGAAGTAAGTGCAAGTTTACCTGTTGCTGATACTGTTGTGTCAGAAAGATCAAGAATACTTGCAAAGTTTCTAAATGTATCAACTGGTAGATTATCAACAGTATTAATACGAGCATCAAGACCATTAATCTGACCACGAATATATGTATTTGCAGTAAACGATCCGCTCGGCGCCGAGAGATGAACAACCGTGTTTGATTGGCGAGAAGGATCGAAGAAGTATACTTTACCGGTCGGTGTAGTTAGACCGTTAATCGTAGCAGTATTTGCACCAGCAACGCCCGCTTTATACAGTGTAATCGTTTCTGTGTTTGCAAACTTAGTGGCGGTCGTAACTTCTTTAACTCGAACAGTCGAGCCAGAAACATCAGTAATTGTGCCGTTTGCAGTAGAAGTTCCACCAACAATCGTATCACCTACAGCAATACCGCCAGGTGCCGAAGAAAGTGTCAATGTCGTTTCACCATGAACTTCTTCGCCAACACGATTGAAGATGACCGAAGAATCAAGAGAATCAATCGTGAAATATTCTTTATCAGTATTCTTGAGGACTGCGGTACCAGTTTGATTAGTGCCAAAGTTAGCAAAGTACATATCAAACTTCAAGTCCTCGTCTTGCAGAGGAGTCCAGTTTCTATCATTTGCAGAAGAGAACAATACACCAATAGCTGGTTGTTTTGTTACTCGGTTGCCAGATATTAAGTCAGTACGACCGACGCGAGATGTCCATACCGTGTAGTTTGGATTGTTATCCACAGGCTTAACAATAATCGCATAATCGATTGAGTTCAGTAAGTATACTGGAGTCTCAAAGATGATCGGAGTTGGTGCATCGCCCGTTGTACTTGTATTAACATCAGCAGAAGGAACAATAATCCGACTGAATGGAACAACTTTATTTGTAACAAATGCGGTCGATGGGTCACACTCACGGAGTTCAATAAGAAGACCTTTTGTTGCATCTTTTGCTTGCAAGTATAGATTTAGTTTTGATAAGAACATTCCTGGAGAATTAGAGCCGTCAGTAGAACCAAGACCATCTCTAACATTGAATGTTTGTGCAAGTGGGTCGCCGTCGCCCCAATCATCCAAGCCGGCCGGCGGCTCTATTGTCTGAACTGTTGTTCTTGATTGGTTAACACTTCTTGTGAGGGTTTCGATTTCACGAGTTGCAACAATCGTGCCTTGCTGTGTAACACTTAATCCACCAGCACTATA